GGGTACACCCTGTGCGAACTTGTACACTCTGTCACCAATCTTGAATGTCTCATATGTGACACCTTCGATATTCCCGTAACGATACTCATCCATCACCAAAGTTGAATAGCAAAGGTTGTGTGCCATCATGATTGATGGGTACAAGGCTTCAAAATCAAGCGCTGTGATTGGAGTGTAGTACGCTCCTTTTTGGGCTTCCAAAACGGTCGCACCTTCATACGGCTCTTCGGGGAGAGATCCGTATTTGATTGTGGGTACCATGTACCCCAGTTCACGAGCCTTTTTGGTGAGCTGGGAGAATACCTTGATCTGCTGACCACGTTCGACGAGGAAACAAAGGGGAACCCACGTCGCCTTTGCCATCTCCAGGAGGTTCAAAAGTGTGCATAGCTTTTTCAAGAGTCTATGGGGGAGAAGAGTATCCTTGATACAATACTCAGCAACTTCACCCAACTTTTTTGGGTCACCTTCTTTGTATCGAGCAAACATCTCCTTCGGGGACATATCGATTTTCTGGTCTCCTAGGTACAACTTTGAAACTTCGTTGAGTTTATATGAATCTAATTTGTACCCCTTCTTCACTTCATGAAACATATCGAAGATGAATCGTCCAGACATGGGAAGCAGTTTGAGAAAGTTATCACCCAGAGCACTCGAACTTAACTTTTTCAGTAAGAGTTCACTCGCTGGTTCACGTAACTTACCCAGGTTGAAAAATTCCTCATCACAATTTGTCAACAGGGCTCGTTTGTAGATGTACTCAAGATCGAAACCAAAAATGTTCCACCCTGTAATGATATCCACATCCTTCTCGTGAAGATATTTCTGAAACGCTTCGAGCATTTCACGCTCGGTATCGAAACTCACTACATCCGGTCCCTCGGTCTTCTTGTAACATAGGCATGTCTTCTCGTACGGTTCATCACTTCCGAACGTACACAGTGAAATGGCAATCTGGAAACATGCATCATCCGTCACGTCCGCGTTTGGAAATTTACCAGTTGAACTATTACATTCGATATCAATCGAAGCCACCACAAATGGGGCGATATCGTCACGGTTCACCGGCTTCAGGGTTGACCAGTCGTTACACCAGAGATCGATATCCACTTTTGCGAGATGGGAGCGTACACAATCTGAACCCGTGTCCAACCACCCAGTAGACTGGATCCCCGTACGATGCATGAGCCTCAGGACGGGATCGAGATTTGCTTCATAGACATGATACCTTCGAAAATCACGATTGTACGCAAACACTGAATTGACCTTTCTACGATCCGCGAGGGTCTTGAAGTTGAGGCGCATGTACGCAAATTGTTCATTATTTTGGAAACCCCAGACATCTTTCTTCTGAGTTACACTATACCCAGTCACATGGTCTGGGCGAAGTTTATTCAGGTCATCGTAGAGTAGACGAACATCACGATCCGTCGAACCCCTGGGTAGTTTTACAAAAAAATAGGGTTCGAAAACGGTCGTCACACATACAGATTTACCATCCTCCGTCTTTCCCATAATACTGATCATATGTTCGTCATCAACATCTCGAGCCTCCCATGTCAAAGCCTGGAAAACCACCATATGTTTATAATGAGCCAAAATTTTAATATCATTTATTAATAAATGTCTGCCGCTTTAATTGAGCTCGTGTCGGTGGGTGCCCAGGATGTCTACATCACGGGTGATCCCCAGGTCAGTTTCTTCCGCCAGAACTACAAGCGCTATACCAACTTTGCCATGAAGCCCGAGCGCATGGATTACATCGGTACCTTTGGTGCGAACAACGAGGTTGCCATCCCCATTCGCTCCAAGGGTGATCTCATGAGCTACATCTGGATCGAGTCTAACGGTATCGCGGGGGTTCAAGAGAATGCTACGGGTCTATTCTCCAACGCCGCTGCCAGCCCCACCGAATTTTCGCTGTGGATCGGTGGTCAGAAGGTATCCCAGCTGGATTCCCTCTTCATTCAGGGTGTCCACAACCCCCTCATGCGTGATACTACCGCGAAGGCGTCGATGGCTGTCACGACCAACGCTAAGAAGGAAAACAATACAGGTAATCATTACATGATTCCGTTCTTCTTCGGTGAAGACTGGACCAAGGTGCTCCCTCTCGTGGCGCTTCAGTACCATGATGTCGAGATCCGCATCAAGTGTCGCGATGGGTATATTCCCACCGATACACCCAAGGTGTACGGTAACTATGTGTACCTGGATACGGAAGAGCGCAAGTTTTTCACAGACAGCGAACATGAACTCCTTATTACCCAAACGCAGTATCAGCTCGCTTCCAACACGGATACTGATATAGATCTCAGTTATTTCAACCACCCCGTGAAATCTCTCCACGTTGTTTCTGGTAAAGCTTCGGGTAGCGACTGGGCCGACGAGTACAACTTTTCAACCTCCTCTCTCTACATCAACGGTACCGCACTCTTCGAGAACACTTCCAACATCTACCACCACGATGTCGTTCCCGAGATGCACTGTACCGATCTCCCCGATAACATCCTCGATGATCTTCCCACGTACTCGTGGCCTTTCTGTCTCACCATGAGCAAGATGCAACCCACGGGTACTCTTAACTTCTCTCGTATCGATAACGCAAAGCTCGTGCTCAACAGTCCCACTGGTGGTAACCAGCTTCATCGTATTTATGCGGTCAACTATAACATTCTTCGTATCAAGAATGGTATGGCTGGTGTCGCTTTTGGTAATTAATTCCAGTTGTCAATCAAAGTTTTTGTCTTTTCATACATCTTCTTTCCATAGAAGGTTTTATCCTTCTCCCCCTCCCAAATTGTGAGTCGGTCCTCAAGGAACCCCTTGAACTTCTCCGAGTCACAATCAGACTTGTATCGAACCTTTTCACCCTTAAGTGCCTCTTCCATCACGGCAATACGGGCATCCATAGAAAGCTTAGCAATCTCATCAGGACTCAAACGGGTAGAGACTTCTTGTTTTTTTCCAAGTGCCATTTATATTATGGACGCACCTATCCTTTATTACTGTAAAGCGTGTAAGAGGACTTATGATGGTCACGCCCAGTGCTGCTTCGAGATGGAACACGTTGAAGTTAAAATCCCCATATATACTAAATGATTGTCATTAGTATTGTTGTAGTGATAGTCCTATTAATTTACTTTCTACTGAAAAAACGTACATATGCTCCCCCGAAAATTATTAAAGATAGGTACAGTTTACCTGAAATGCATGAAGGGATGCTACAAGATTCGCATAGAATGGATACATATAATTCGGTTCTTACCAATAATCCATCATTAATCAAAGGTAAACGTGTACTAGATGTTGGATGTGGTACGGGTGTTCTAGGTGCTTTCGCTAAAAAGGGTGGAGCATCAAAAGTTGTCGGTGTAGACATGAATAACGTACCAAAATACACAGGAACCAATGATATAGAATTCATATTAGGTAAACCAATTCAGGAAGCGACTTTACCCAAAGAAAAGTTTGATGTTGTTGTGTCTGAATGGATGGGGATGTTTCTTTACGAAGAACTTTCTATCGACATGTTTCTATATGCGAGAGATCATCATTTAAAACCGGGTGGTGCTTTATTACCGGATATGGGAACTATTTATGTATCAGGATTCAAAGGTGATAAGTATGGAAAACCTGGTTGTTATGTCATAGATTATGTTGAACCTAGTGATATCATAACACCCGATTACCCCATGCACCATGTCGATTTTACAAATGTATCACTCAAAGACACCTTTATCATCAATTCCGATATTGAATTGAAAGGTGATGAATTGATTGATGGAATCGTAATATGGTTCGATGTAGCATTCACGGAAAGGTTTTGTAAAGAAACTCCTGCTATATTAAACACAAAGAGACCCACGTCATGGTTTCACGCAGTGGTACGTTTTGAATACCCAAAAAAACCATCTGATATAAAAAATATAAAACTTAAACGTGGTAAACAATCGTATACAGTATGGGTAAATGATATCAACTTTCCCGATCATGGATTGAATCTGGATTGGTATGAAAGAACTAAACAATTATAAAATCCCTACACATACTAAATGATACCTCTTATCATAGCTGGTGCACTCACTGGAGCCCTCGCGTATACTTTCATGGGACAGAACCTCATCTCCACCTCAGAAGCCAAACGCCTCATCAAGGAGGGTAAGATAAAGAAGGTTATTGATGTTCGTACGATCACCGAGTATCGTGCAGGACACTACCCAAAGGCACTCCATATCCCCGTCAATAAGATGGATGAAAAGACCACGACGGAACTTCCCAGGAAGGGTTTACTCGTCTACTGCAATACTGGGCAACGAGCCAGATTTGCGGCAGAGACATTGGAAGAACTCGGATTCGAGGATGTCTACTACATCGCCGGACACTACTCGAGCTTACTTTAACTTCACACCCAGAACCCTCCTCAACTTTTGAAGGACACCGGGGTCTGGGATGGCTCGACCTGACTCATACGAACCTACTATACTCGCATTCACCCCAATCGCGATTGCTAAATCTTTTTGTGTTTTGAAACCTTTAGCAATACGCCCCTGTTGAATCATCTTCGCCATCGAGAGTGGTACCTTTTTGTGCGTCCCCAGCTCCTCATCCTCCAACTTCTGCTCCTTCGTACGCTCGTAGTGCTTCGGAGGTGGTCGTTGATTAACAGGGGCGGCTTTTCCATGGATGATAACTGGATTCCAGTCTTGGTGATTCATCTATTTAGATCGTGCATTTTGTTTTTAAGATTCTTTCCAAACGTTCCTTTTCTTTTCTCATGAATATGGTGAGCTGGTCAACCTCACCATGGAGTGTCACTCGTCCATGTTGTTTGAGGGAAGTTACATTTTCGACTCGTACTAGATCTACCCAAGACATCTTCGAGTCAGGTGTCTT